AAAGGAAGGCTTAGCAGTAACAACTCTCCAACCGCTTCTGTCCCACGGTTTCTTTGGGAGGATGCTGAATGCGTTGAATTCTTGGTTCAATTGTGACCAAACTTTGCGCCCATAGATTGCTTGGTAAGTACCAGCGGTTGTGGACAACAACGGTGCATCTGCTTTCAAAAGTTCGCTACCAGTGTAGGAGTAGCCCATTGATTGGCCTGCCCCGTAATAGTATCGCTCCATATCGTTTACTGTTCTCATGTATTCTCTTGCCATGTTTCATACCTCCTCATTGGTGGAAAACGCTGTTAGCCAATTGGTGTACCTCTGACCAATCCATGTTTCCAAGTGCCTCTGTTGATGGGATTTCAACAGTGGAGTGTGATTTGCGAACTTCTGTACCTGAGCCAGCACCGATGTTGTCAATGCGGGAACTTAGGTCACTCAAAGCCTTCTCAATGTTAGCGAGTGGAGTTCGTGCGTCAAAGGCTGCTGCTGCTCGTGCTTCGGCCTCAGCATTCAATTCCTTTGCAAGTCGGTCAGCAAAGACAGTTCCCAAGTTGCTCTTGAATTGCTCTTCAAGAGAAGCAGCCTTGTAAACTTCGTAAGCAGCCTCAAGGTCTGCTGCTGAGACTTCGGATGGGGAAAGGTAGCCTTTAGCGACTGAGCCACCGCCACCGCTGTTGAGTTTACCAATAGCGTTGGTTGATGGTGAGCCGCCTTCTGTTGCACGACCCTTCACTTGGCCTGCAAAGTAGTCTGCACCGTCGCCAATTTGCTCAGGTGTGCTACCAAGATTTGCTTTTGTAATTCCATCAAAGTGAGCACGAGCAGCGTCAGTGTCTACTCCAGCACCCTTCAATGTGTTTTCCATCCAGTTCAAGTATTCAGTGGTGATAACATCACTGTACTCGCCTTTCGCATACATATCTTCTTTCTTTTCTTCGTCAGCGGTCATTTTATCACCTGCATCTTCTTCTTCGTCTTTTGGTTTGTCCTTTTCTTCTTCGTCAGGTTTCTTACCTTGCATGAAAGGAGGCATCTCGCCTTTTTCCATTGCATCAAGTCTGCCGTTCAATCTGTCCAAGACACTGGACAACTCTCCAAGTACATTATCTTCGTTCATATTTGTGTCCTCCTTCAATATACGGAATGTCGCCTCCGGGTTTATACCTTTTTCACAAATGGTGACTTCGTGAAGTTCAAGTTTGGAGATTTCAGTATAGTCACCGTGTTCTTGGTCACTCTTTCGCATTCGCTTGAATGCTTGTCCTCCAATACTGAACCCACGCAGTGCGCCCTTGCGAATTTCATTGGCAACTTCTCGTGCCTTCTCAATGTCATCTCTTAGTCGGATAACGACGAACATACCTGCGTCGTCAACACCTGACTTCCACAAACGACCTTCGCTGTCTGTGTAATTAGGAATAACTTCTCCAACTTGAATGTTTGAATGTGCAAGTTGCACATTACGGAATCCGTCAGCCTTCATAAATGAATCAAATGCATCTCTAAGTGCGCCTCGTGTAATAAGGTCGCCTTGCTTGTCTACCATCTCAACTGATGCGTAGCCTGCAATAATAAGGTCATTGGCCGACTTGACAATGCTGATGTTCCCACTGTGCTGGACAGGGGAAGTTCGCAGGGTCGTTGCGGAAGCCATTGTTCTATAGACAACGCTCATACTATTTAATCAAGTATGGAAGGTGGCTTTGTCCGATGTGACTTCTAATACACCTTCTTCCATAGGCACAGTGATGCTTTTAGGTGGCTTTTCTTCGTCTGTATTCGGCTCTATGTCCGAATCTTCACCGGGTCGCTTTCTGTTGTCAAAGTCAGGCATGGTTTTTTCATCATGAAGATTGGTTGCACCTGTAGGTGATTCTAAAGGAGTAGCGTAGTCTATAGCCAATCCTTTTGCACCAGCATTAGAAACACCGACAGAACCAGCGGTGCTTTTCATAAATTTATCAAGCAGCACCAGTCCTTTGACAAGCACCTTTTGCTTTTCTTTACGCTTCCACCAATCAGTATTTTCTTCTTTGTCGGGTTGAATAAGCGGTTTACCGTCGCCTTTACTTTCGTGAACTTCTTCTTTTTCAGCAATTTCTACACCTGCTTTGAGCATAGCACCTGCCACTGGACTCCAATACTGCCGTTGACTTTCAGCAAGGCGGATGAGATAATTACTCTTGGCTAATGGAGAATGCACCATCCATTGATGACCACTTTGTGTACACTTATACACGACATCTCCTTGAGGCATGTTGATGCGAATGCCTGACTTTGCACTTTGAACTTCACAGAGCCATTGCGTATCTTCGGCTTTCGCCAATAAATCAAGAGTCTCTCTACTGACAAGCCCTTCACCTTCGGCTTCGCCAATAATCTTAGAGCCTGTTAATGTGTAGATATTATTGTTATCAACACCTTCTACCTTACTTACATTTGCAGCACTAACTCTTACATGGTCACCTTCGTTAAACTTTTCAGGGCTATTGAAAGCAACTCCGACATCCATGTATATCTCGCCATCGGATTCTACGGCTCTATCTCCAATTTTATCTTCTTGAGTAATCGGCCCAGTTCCAAGTCGGTAAGTGTAAGGGCTACTGCCTCTACGCTCTAAAACTCGTAAAACCACATCTTGACCGGGCTTGAGCATAACCCATTTGGGGTGGCGGAGTTCGCCAACCATATACACTGACTTAGCATCTCGTAACAAAAGTCCATCGTAGGTCTTACTCAAATCATCTACAATTGATTTAAGTCCGGCATCATCAGTCAAACGAGTATCACTTGCGCTCGGTGTATGGATATTTTCAATACCCTCCATCCCACCTCGTAAGACTTTGATACGGTCATTAAGTGGTTCGCTATGCACTTCTTTATCACCAAATTTAATGACATCAAAAATATAGTAACCGTCATCTAATTTGATAACATCAACTTGGTAGTCTTTGTCTGTGACTTTCTTGAAGTTCTCCTTATCTTCGTCACTAAGTGTAAAGGAATCGCATGTAATTTTGTCATCTTCCTTTTTCACAAACCCTCGTTCACCTTCGGGCATATGAGACACAATCCAATCACCTGTGAATCCTCGCAACTCTTCAAGGTCGCTTAATTCAAAAATACGATGCATGGGTTGAAGAATCGGAACTTTGTTACCAATCTCTTTTCGTATAATGTCGGGATTGGTAAGGTCAGCCAATCCGACATCCGATTTATGAACAGAACGAGCATCCATATTACGACTACTCATGTATTCGTCGGTTTTAAATTGAGCGCCCATTTTTTCCTGTGTGTTCAATCGGTCTCGCTGACTTTGATGGTCGGGATGGCGAAGCATGGTCATCCATTCTTCGGGCGCAACCGCCTCCCAAAATTTACCCAACGGTTGAACTAATAGTTGAGGATGTCCTTCGGGTACAGGTATGATTTGCACATCACCCTTTCTTGACATTTTATATCTAAAAGTAGGATGCCACCATCCACCGAATTCATGAGCAAAGCCCGTTGAATTATACAGACTATGCACAGAGTGAGAATCTGTACCGAATTGGTCTACAGGAACTGGCCTTATACCACGCTTTCGTTCAGTTACCACCTTTGGTGGAGTGATTGAAGGAATGTCTGTGATAAGAGAATCAAGTTTTTGCTTGACATTCCAATAATCATTTTCATACTTTGCCATGCCCTTTCCGCCAGCAGAAGGGAGTAAATCCTGTTCGGGCTTTTCTCGCTTTTTACTCGGTCTTGGGTCAGCGTTGTATGCGAGGAAATGATGAATTCCAATTTTGTCATTACGCTCATCACTACTTTTGTGACCAATATTGTTGTAAAGAGCATTGACTATTTTAAGGAAATTAGTATCACGCACACGCTGGTCTTTTTTCAGCGACTCATGTGCTTTGTCAATGTCCATATCAGGGTATCGTTGCTGAATAATTTGGCGCATCGTCATAACGGGGGCAGAAAACGAGGGGTCTTGTTGTAACTCAGGTACAAGGATGTTTTCTAAATAATCAGTAACCGTTTTCCTTGCATAGTGTTCATTAGGGTCAAGACCTAACTGCGTCATGAATCCATCAATGTCTCCACTTTGTAAATTAGCGTGATGAGGATGCTGTTGAAGAGCATGTTTAACTTGAATACCGTCATCAACTTGTCCACTCAAACCCTCTTCTGTATAATTCTGCATTGCTTGTGTATGAATACCATGTTGTTCATGCGGCACAGTGTTGAGATAATCATTTGCCATTTTTGCAAACATTCTCATGTTTGCCTCAGCCGTTTCATGGTCAGCATTGGGATTAAAGATAAAATCGTGCAACTCAGGGTCGGATGT